GTGGGCGCAGGACCGGGCGCGTTGGGCGCGGCGGTGCTCAGTGCCGCATTCGCGCGTGCAATACTTCTTCTTATCCCAAGAATGGTAGGTTCGAAACTCCTTGCCGCAGCCCTCGCAGGTGGCGCGCTTCCAGTCGGGGAGATCGCCGTTCTGTCGAACGGTTACCTCGGATCGAGGATTCTCCGACTGGTGGATCACCTTGGCGTGAATCTCGGTTACCTGACTGTCGTCCTTCCAGGCCGCGCCAGTGAGGCCGTCCAGCACCAGCTTGACGAGATTGTCCACGTCGCGCCGCTGGCGCTCCTGGACGTGAAAGTCCATGACTACCGTGAAGCCGTCGCGATCGTTTGGCACCTGAGGGCCGGAGGATCTGCGGTACCAGGTAGTTACCTCCGCCTGGGCCTTGGTGGTGGCGTCATCCTTGTAGTGATACACCCGGCCGCTGCGCACCCCCGTGCGATGCCGTGACTTTGACTTGGGTTCTGTGGGAATGGTGAACTTCACTTCATTCATGCGGTGAAGTTTACCGCATCAGAACTGAACGGCGCTGGTTCCGTCCTGACCTCGCGCGACACGGATTCACGGCGACCCCATACGGCGTGATCAAATCCCCCGGTTCGGGGGTTATGATCGTCGTATGACCATTCAGGATGACGCCGCCGAGTTGCTCGGTGGCCGCAGTGTTCTGGAGCTGGTCGCCAAGGGGATGACCATCCGAGCGGCGGCCGAGGAACTGGGGCTCGCCAAGTCCGTGGCCCACCGGCGATACCAGGCGGAACTCCAGGCCGCCGTGGAGGACAACCGGGAACTGGCCGGATCGATGGTTCACGTGGAGCTGGAGACCCTGCGCCAGCTCCGTGAGGTATGGATGCCGCGCGCCCTCCAGTCCGATTTCGGCGACGAGGACGAGGAGAACCCCAAGGGATGGGGCAAGGACCAGGAGGGCGCGGCCAAGATCGTTCTGGCCGTGGTGGACAAGACCTCCAAGCTCCTCGGACTGGATGCCGCCATCAAGCACGAGGTGAGCGTGGACCGCATCAACGACGCCGTGGACAAGGTGACCGCGCTACTCGCCAGCGAGAACACGCCGCCGCTCACCCGCTTCACCGAGGTGCCAGGCGAGTGACCCTCGAACAGGAGATCAGTGACGCGCTGAAGGACCTCAATCCGGCCGAGCGCCAGGTGGCCGAGACGCGGATCCGGCGCATGCTCGTGCGCCGTGCCGCCATCGCCCGGTTCCCCACGCCTGCGCACCTCTCCCAGTTCATGCGACCAGGGTTCGTGCAGACGCCCGCCTTGGACGCGCTTGACCAGGCCATGATGGCCGCCGACGCCGGAGGCCAGCTTCGGCACATCATCAACATGCCGCCGCAGGAGGGCAAGACAACCCGCATCCAGGACACCGTTCTCTGGCTGCTCCTGCGGGACCCCACCCGGCGAATCGTGTTCGCCAGCTACGAACAGGGCATCGCCCAGGAATCCGGCCTCGCCGTCCGGCAGTTCATCGAGAACCACGGATCCGGCTACAAGGGCCAGAAGAACCTGGCTCCCGACCACGAGGACATGCTGGGCCTCATGCTGGACCCCGCACGAGGCTCCGCCAGCGCCTGGTCCCTCATCGACGTGCCCGGCCGCAGGCGCCCCGGCGGCGTCCTGTCGGTCGGCATCGGCTCCGCCCTCACCGGCCGCCCCGCCGACGTGCTGGTGATTGACGACCCGCTGAAGGACGCCATGCAGGCCGACTCACCGGCCTACCGGCGACGCGTCATCAACTGGGTGCAGTCCGTCGCCATGACCCGACTCTCTGGCCGGGCCATCGTGATCGTCATCCAGACACGCTGGCACGAGGACGACTTGACCGGTTTCCTCCAGGCCCAGGACAAGCTGAACACCACGCCCGAGTGGACCCGGCTCTCCATCCCCGCCCAGGCCATGGAGAACGACCCGCTGGGACGCAAGCCCGGTGAGTGGCTGGTCTCCACCCGAGGCCGCACCGTCGCCGAGTGGGAGCAGAAGAAGCGCGACTCCGGCTCCGGTCGCTGGTGGTTCGCCATGTATCAGCAGGAGCCAGCACCACCGGACGGCGGGATCTTCCACGCCTCGTGGTTCGAGCGCGATCGCATCGCCGCCAAGCCCGAGATGAAGTACGTCATGACCGTGGTGGACCCCGCCGACAACGAGGGAGACGGCGACGAGGCAGGCATTGTCACCGGCGGCATCATCGCCGGACGCGACGAGCCCGGCGACGAGCAGCATTACGCCGTGCTGGCCGACGACTCCGGCCACTACACAATCGCCGGGTGGGCACGCCGCGCCATCTTTGCGGCGCTGAAGCATGGTTCCTCGGGTATCTGGTATGAGCAGTCGCTTAGCGGACTGCGGCGCGCGCTCCGTGACGAGTGGAAGCTTCTGCGCGTCCAGGCCCGCACCCTGCACGAGACCTACGCGACCTGGTCCCGGTTCGGCGAGGGCTGGCCCGAGTACCCCTCCGCGCTCGCCGTGGACGACGCCCTCCGGCGTCTGAGTCAGCCGGAGGACACCAGGGCCGACCGCGACGAACTGCGCAAGCGCCTTAACGAGATGTGGGCGTACGTCCCCCGCATCAGGGAGACCATTGACACCGGCGTGCCCGTGCACCCGTTCCCGGCCAAGGGCTCCAAGACGCTACGCGCCGAGTTCGTGGCCCCGCTGTACGAGAATCGCCGCGTGCATCACCTCGGGTACATGCCCACCGCAGAACGCCAGATGTCCACCTGGCAGACCAGCCAGGACTCCCCGGACCGCATGGACGCGTTCGTCCACCTGCTCACCAAGCTCTCCACCATGAACACGCCCAAGATCGACAAGCCCCAGGGCCAGCTCCCCACCCGGTCCTATACGGCGGCCGGTCAGGGCATCCAGCGCAGCACCGCGACGCGGAGGTAACGACATGGCACAGATCCCCCGCACGATCGCCGGTGCGGCCAGCACGGCGCACCAGGTCCGCTCGATCAACGTCCGGGTGGACCAGCTCCCGGACGGCCGCCTCCGCATCTCCACGCCCACCGCGCGAGGCTGGGCCGCCGTGGCATCCACCCAGCCGGAGCTGGCGCGCGCGATTCAGGGCGCGTTCACCGAGGCCCAGGTGGCCGCCTACGCCTGCTGGCGGGGAACCCGGTACGACCTGGACGCCATGACCGCCCACGTCCCTGGAGACGCTCTGGCGGGCGGCAAGCCCCAGCGCAAGTCGACCAAGGGCAACGGCAACAAGCGCGCGCCACGAGCTGGCGAGGGATGGAGCTACGGCCAGCAGCGACCAGACGTGCACCTCCCGACCGAATGGACCGAGCAGCCGGACGGCCGGTGGCGCTCCCCGTCCGGCCGGATGTACCGGTCCGACGCCGCCCAGGTGGTTAGGGTGCGCCGTCGCCTGGAGCAGACCACGGCGCCCCAGGCCAAGGTGGCGTAAGGTCACCCGATCGGACCACTTGACAACCCCCTTATCGGGGGGCAAAGTAAGTGGCACAGCAGGAACGACCCACACAGAGGGAGAACCGCAGTGCAGAAGCCCGACCGCATCGGCCAGATCGCCGAGCACCCCAAGTACCTGCTCCCCGAACTCCGCCGCATCGGGTTCCGCACGATGATCCAGTGGCGCGACGGCCAGATCAGCCTCACCGGTGCGATGTACAAGCGGGGGGATTTCTCGCTGTACGTCCTGGTTCCCGCGCGAGGAAAGGGCGGCATGGTCATCACGTGGCAGGGCAGCGGATCGCAGGGCGTCCGCATCTTGGACCGCGCGTGGACCCTCCACATCCACGAGGTGATCGCGTACACCAACGGCGGCCTGTACCTGATCGAGTCCCTGTCCTCCTGATCATCCGTGGCCCCGGCGTGCCCACGCACCGCCGGGGCCACGGACCCCCATCACCCAGCGAAAGGCGCACGTCATGAGCCTGACCCCGGAGCAGTTGGCACGGCTGCCCAAGTACGCCCAGAGCGAAATCATGTACCTGACCAGGGCGCTGGAGCAGGCGCTGGCCAAGCTCCAGGAGGGGCCCGAGGAGGCCAACGCCTTCCTGAACCCGTACCGCAACGACTACCGCAAGCCGCTGGGTCAGGACGTGACGATCCAGTTTGGCGACGAGGACGGCGTTCACTTCGTGGTGAAGCACGAAAGCGACAAGGCGCGACTGGACGTGATCGCGTACGGCGACCACGTGGACCGGATGTATGTCGCGCCGCGCGGCGGCAACTGCGTGCACGTCGGTGTCGGAAAGGTTGCGTACTGATCATGACTCGCGTGCAGATCATCGAATCCCTGCGGCGGCTCGGCCTCGTGGTGCTCGGCGACGGCGACGGCAACGGCGTCACGCTGGCAAGAGACGAGGGCCGTTACGGCGCCTTCCTCATCCGGGTGCACGTGCCCAACGACCAGA